GTTGTCATTATTTTTTCCCATAGTTCCATATTATGCTCCTAAGTATTGAATTGAAAATCCAGAATAAATTCCTTCTGTTATTCGATCAGCGCCAGAACCTTGATATAAAAATATCTGAATATAATCAGTTGCAACTAATTCAATTATTCCAGAAGTTAAGATGGTTTGATAGGCGGAAGCAGGAACATCTATATTTAAGTATTCAACTTGTGATCCGTTTTTGTATATTTCAACAATTCTTCGACCTGTGCTGTTGTTTTCGTTAAAACCAACCCTGCCCCAAATTGCATACTTTCCGTCTTTACCGCTAGGAATGGTCATTCTTGAACTATTACTAGAAGGATTATGAAAAGCATCGGTATCAAATAAATCCGCAGCAGTAAAATTAATTGCAGTAAAAGTCACATTTGGAATTGTTTGATTGCCAGTTGCCCTTGCACTTGCTCCAATAAATGCAGGAGTTCCGCTTGCAGGTGTAGCCCATTTTAACCCTGTTGCGGTTGAGGAATCGGCAACAAGAACTGTATCATTTGCGCCAACAGTTAATTTGTCAAAAGTATCTGCACCAGTTCCAACAACTAAATCACCTTTTGCATCAAACTCTGTTGCAACTGTGTTTGTAATAACTGGAATTGGTCCAGTTCCTGATGCGACAGAAATTCCTGTTCCTGCTTGAACCTCTGTTATATCACCTTGATCGTTATTAATCCAAACAAAATCCATATCGGTATTTGAATTTTTGCTAAGAATTTGACCGCTTGTGCCACCTTCAAGATCTTGCATAGATGTATCAATTGCTTGACCAAGTGTGCGGATAGCAGCTGCGCCATCCTTAACCAGATCGGTGTCGTCCGGTGTTTCCCATCCAAAATAAGTTGTGTTTGCCATATTAGGCTACTGCTCCAATCGCATTTTCCCATGTTAGTGTACCACTTAGAGTGTTCCAAGCCTCTGAGGCTGATACTTGTTCCCATTGAACTGCAACTTGAGAGAACTCGATCGGGCTCAGATTTATGGTTAAAAATAATTCGTTGAATCTAGTGCTCCAACGCCAGCCTTCAACATAACCCTCAAACTGTTGAGTTGGGGCTATCTGGACAGGCAAGTCTGTTATTCGCATTGGCTGCCCAACAAAGATCCCAAGCAAGGCATCTCGGTCTGCATCATCAATGGCTGAGTTAGTCAATGGGAATGTAATGCTATCGAACAAGGCTCTTGGATAGGATCTAAGGGATATAAACCGATTAGCCACAGCTTGTGCATCGGTGGCATCGTGCAAGACTGTATTGATCGTTTCACCTCGGTAACCAAATATTTCAATACTGTCTAAATCAATTGCGCTTACCTGTGAACCAAAGTTGTTTCCGTAATTTAGGAATACATCGTTGCGGACATCTGCGCCCCTAGTTAAAACCTTCAATCCTGCTCCAAAGGCTGTGTTTGCTGAAATCTCTGTGTAACCATTATTGGCAAGATAATTCTGTCTGTGTAAAGCATCGGCATATCCAATGCGTCCTTCGTTATCCTCATACAACACACCAAATGCGCTGTCAGCAATAAGGCTTGCTATGTTGTAGACAGTATCAGGATTTGCACCTCGGTTTGTAATTTCATAAACTCCTGGTCGATCAATTTCACCAAGTCCTAGATTTTCAGCATTTGCCCAAGTAACTGTTGGGTCATATCCTGCCCATGTTTCAGCTGCTGGCACTTCATTCCAATTATTCAAGAATAAATCAGCAAGCAATTCAAACATCTGGTCGCCATCATCATCTCTAGCCAATGTTCCGTCATAGATAACCTTTGGCAATTTAGCCAATGAACCTAGAGCAATGATCGTATAAGTAAAAGTTTCTGCAATGCTACTAGCTGATGCAACCTCGGCTGTGATGTCTGTAATATTGCCACCAAATAAAGTCCTAAAAACATTGGTGCTATCTTTGACCTGTAATGCTATTCCGTCATTAACTTGAAAATTGTAGTTTTCATTATTTAAAGCCACCAATGTAATCTGAATATAAGATGGAGTTGGTTGTGCGTAAATATCCTCACGCCCTGCCTGATGGGCTATATCAGAAATGGCAACATCGGTGTATTCCACACCATTGATGCTTAACTTATACTCAGGCGTAAAGACTGACATTATCTCGCTCTAGTGATGCCGCTGTTATAGAGTTGTGGAACTGATCTTGATGAACTCTGATTAATGACCTTTGCAACTGCTCTTGCAGCACCTTCAGAATCTACCGCTTGAACTGTAATGTTATTAACAGTTGGTGTTCGGCTTTCTCTAGTGTTTGCTGGGACTGCTGGCAATGGTGCTGCGCCTAACATTCCAGCCTGACTTGCACTTGGAGAAATATTTGGAATATAACCAATATCTGCTCCGGGTTTAGCAAGGTTAGCAAATCGAATTGCTTGATTGGCTAATTCGGTCAATCCACCAACTACTTCTCGAACGAAATTAATAAATCCTTTTAATATATCTGCGAGTCCGCCAATTGCTTTGCCAAATGTTTCAGCACCCTTTTGGCTTTGTGCTAATCCTGCACTTAATCCTTGATCGCCAGTCAATCCTGCAATAAACGCATTTAGGGTTGGTATGCCTGTTTCATTTAGAAATCCAATAAAACTCTCAACCGCTGGAAGCAATGCAACACCCAAGGATTCTTTGGCTTCATCAAATCCTACTTTTAAGCGATCAATTTTGCCTTGAAATGTTTCAGCGTTAGCAGCTGCTGCGCCACCATAAAGATCAGATAATCTTTCTTGAACCTGAGTAAAAGATAAGGTTGATAATTCTGCTTTAGATAAACCAAGTCCCAATCTGCCTAGAGCTGTGGTGTTACCATCCTGAGCCCTACCCAAAGCATTGGCAACAGTTTCAAGTTCTAATCCTCGACCTTTGGCAATGTCCAAAGATAGGTTTAACAGTTTTTGCGCTTCCTCAGTATCTTTTGTGGAAACTGCTAATCTTTGTAACGCTGGGCGCAGTTGGTCATCAGCCACGCCAGTTGCTAAAGATGTTTTAAGGATATAAGCCTCAGTTGCTGCAATTTGATCCTCAGTAGCCCCTGTGGCGGTGCGTAGGGCAGCAGCCAACCTTAACTGAGCAGCCTCATCCTCGATGGCAGCCTTGACCCCATCAACGGCTAATTTAGTGCCATAGGCAACGGCAGCAGCAGCAGCGACTGCAAACGCAGCAGCAGCCTTCTTACCAAACTCTGAGATCTTGCTTGAATTACTTTCGACCGCTTTGTCGGCTTCGCCTAGCTTCTTTTTTAAGTCATCAACATCGGCAAGAATTGATAACTTTAATGTGCGATTACCGGTTGCCATTAGACCCATTCCTTAATGATGCGATTAAAAGCCTGTTCCCATTTGTTAATCAATTCAGGCTGAATTCTGCGAAGGGTTGGATATATGAACCATCCTCGAGATCCACGACCTTGCCGTCCCGAATAACTAGGGAACTGTTTAAATTTATTTGAACCAAACTCAACGCCACCCCATAGTGTTTGCGTAGTAGCACCACCTGAAAACTTTTGTCTTGCGAAACCATACCGGAACTCACCGATTTTGCTCGACTTAGAGATGCTAACGCCATCTGCGACTCTCTGCGCAACTTCGCCAGCCTTTGTTCGAGTTCTAGCTGCCTGTTTAATTTCCTCTGACGCAAAATAAGCCAGAGCAGCAGATTGAGTTCTTGCTTCTTCTGTTGCTTGGTCATCCATAAGTTTGAAAGCCTTGTAAATATCACGCAGATCGTTTTTATTGTATGCAATGGTTTCTTTAGCCATTCCTTGCCTCCAATATCTCGATCGCTGTTAATATGTCATCCGCATCAACCCATTCACTCATTGGTATCTTTGTGGCAATTGCCAACTCAACCAATAATCTGTTTAGGCTTCCTGCTTTATGGCTTTTGGGTTTGCATCACCAACGATGACATCCGCTACTGTTTCCATCCAAATATCCATTGGTTTGATGGGCTTATCTCCTGCAAGTTCACGCTTATGTGCATGATAAGCAAGAAACATAAGATCCCAAATACCCAACTTTTCGGATGCCTGACCAATAGTGTTTCCTGTCTGCTTTTCCCATTTCGCCCACTCAGGTGGTTGGGCAATGTATGTTGCTTGCTCACCTGAGTTATATTCAATTGTAATTGGTAACTTCATTTGTTTGCTCCCGTTTTATTTTTTAACTAAAGGTTTCGGTTACTGCGCCTTTAGATACTGTGAATGTGAATGATACTGTCTGAGCATCAATACCTGAACCACCGGCAGTTGGAAACTCTGGCTTTACTGGAAACACGAATTGTGCTCCTGATGCAGCTGTAAGTGTCATGCTGATATCTGTATCTGGTGCAGTTTCAGCAGCAGTCCATAGAGCCTCACAAACTGAGTTTGCCTTGCCCCAATCTGCCAACATATCCAACTGGAATGTTCCTGAAATGTTTGTGGTCTTGTAAGCCTCGCCTTCCATTGTCTGATAAACCTGACGCTCATTGACCTTGGTTAGAACTGCGTTTGTCGCTTGTGCTTGAATATCTGTTCCACCTGAAAAAGATAAACCAACATCACGACCGGTAATTACGACTGTTGCCATGATTTCTCCTTATATTGTTTGCGTGTAGTAGGTAGATACTCGAACATCTGCGATTAGCAGCGTTGATGCACCAACTTGAGTAACTGTCGGTCTTTCAACCGAGCTGACAATGTATCCAACTGGAATGACTGCCAGAACACTTATGATTAATTGCTCGATATTGTCGAGCGATGCAGGATTGCTGTTATATGCAACTGCAACTGAAATAGTAAAATTAATTTTGGCTCTTACATTGGTTTTGCTTATTGTTTCAAATTCTAAGTAGGGTGAATCAGGCACAACCACTACAGCTGGTGGAATTACTGTTTCAGGCACAAATGAATAAACATTTCCTGCGACAACTGATAAAGCGGTTGCTAAAGGTGTCCGGATTTGTTGAAGGATTGTTTCATTAGGCATTTAGAGAGCCATGCTTTCGGTGTCCATATATGAACCTAACAAACCTACAGTTTTATTGAAAAGCGATCTGCCCATGCGAAACGGAGTTGGTGAGAAATCTACTCCTTCGATTTGTCCTCCACCGGCAAGTCTTGCTTGGAAAACTTCGACTGAAACTGTATAGACGGCTGACTGAACAGCTGCGTTTCCAACATAAGTTGATGCGCCAGAAAGGGTAGCAACTCCGGATGGGATGACATTAGCTTCGAGTATATCGGCGTTAGTGATCGATGCTGAAAAGGTATATTGTCCAAGATTGTCTGCCAGCACAACTCTTGTTCCGTTGTAAGGTGAACCGCATCCTGTGATGACAACTGATTGCCCTTCGGTAAATTCATGAATTCCTAATGTGGTAAATGTAGCAACATTGTCTGACAATGAAGTTGCTTGAATTGGTGCTTTGAATGTTACAAGCATTGGCAGAATAACAGTTTCTGCTGTGTCAATAATTTGGTTTAGGTAAGTATCGTCATACAAGGCAGATGACACGCCGAGCACACTTCGAAGCTGTGAGGCTGTAATTATGCTTGGCATGTCATCTCCTTTAGGTCTCCCATTATTAGCTGCCTAGGATCGGGAGCAACCCTAGGCATTAAGTTGGGCTAAATTAGTTCTTGTTGAAGTGAACTGATCCGTTAGCGATCTTGGTTGCAAGTGCGCCATAGCCATAGTAAGCAACAGATACTTGACCAGTTGCTGTTACATCTGAACGAAGTTGTAAGCGTGGGCTCTCATACCATGTGTATGACTCTGGATTGATTACAAACATTGATCCATCGCCAGTTGTGTATGTCAATGCTGATAGTGAACGAGATACATAAAGATCAAGTCCCGCAACATTTCCACGAAGTGATTGAGGTCCTACTGCTCCACCTGCGTTTTGTGGATTTGAAGCATTGTAAATTGGGCGACCGGAATCGTTGTAACCCATGATATTGCCCCATTGCTCTGGAGATACTACGATGTTACGAGCAAATCCCAATGAGTTTGAATAAACTAATTGAGCAGCCTGTGCAGCATAAGCAAGAAGTCCTGCTGCTGTGTTGTCCTGTGCTGTTGTTGCAATTAAGCCAGATGAAATGATGCCGTTGGCAACAAACTTATCTGTTTCTTTTGCATAAGCAAATTCCATTTGACGAACCAATTCATCAAAGAATGCTGGTGATGAACGATCTAGCAATTCAACTGAGAATGTCTGACCACCGGCAAATTTCTTAACATTTACTGTTACGAAAGATGATGCCATGTCTGTTGTATCAATTGTTGCTGCTTCTGCTTCCTCAGCAACTGTTGGAGCAGTTGTGATCTTTGGAATCTCAAAAGTCATGCCTGATGCTGGCAAAACGCCACGAGAAATTGCATCAATTGATCCACGATCAGCATTTGAAATGCCGTTAATAACTTCTGCTGACTGTGGTGTTGGAATCAAGCCAGAGTTGTTGCTGGTTGTATCAGCAGCCATTACATACTGACGGCTCTCATCGTTTCCTAGTGCAGCACGAACTGAGTGCTCTAGGTATGTTGCTTTGTTGATAATTGGTGAGCGTGGCTTTGTGTATGCAACAGATTGTGCTGCTACTACTGCCACAGGCTCAGACTTTGCAGCTTCTACCGCTTCGGTTGCGATAGGAGCCTCAGATTTAACATCTGACACTTTGTCCTCCTGTGTTGTTTGATCCTCAGCGGTTGCTTCGGAATTCTCTGGTGTATTTGTTGCAACTACGGATTCAACTTTCGCTGAGGCAATAGCAGGATCAGACACCAAACTGACTTCTTGTAAAGAACTCTTTGAAATAACCATTGCGCCATCTTTGTTATCCCAAGCATCAACCATTACGCCAACAGAAAATCCATCTCTTAATCCTGTGGCTGCTTCCTCAAGAGCATCATCAGCTGCAAAAGTCTTTGCAAGTTTGAATGTGCCTTCTAA